CAAAGGAGCAACAAAATTATATTTACTACCAACAGCAACAGCAACAACAGCAACAACAGTAAAAACCTTATAAACAGCAACAACAGCACCACTAAAAACAGCAACAACAACAACAACAGAATCACCAGAAACAACAACACCATCAGCTCAGGCAGAATCATCAGCAGCACCATCAGATCCGGTAGAATCATCACCGCCAGAATTTACGCTGGTCGGTGGCACTAATGATAATGATGATACTCAACCTGATAATTCATTATTATCAAGCATGATTGGATATTTTTTACCATATATACTAACAGCAGATGAAGAAGCAGACGGTATAGATGAAGCGATAGATGGAAGATCGGCAATGAAAATAAAATTCGAACAAATTTATAAAAAAGGAAGTGACTCAGAAAAACTAATTATTCATAATTTTGTTACGAAACTTATGATTAGAGATAAACAAGGTTTTAAGTTTAAAACAGATAAAGACGGGATTCCATTATTTATTAACATAATACCTAAAATTCCAATGATATGCAAAGGATATTATGTAACGGAAAAAGACGGAGGCATTATGCGCATAAATAATCCAAGTGCTGACGGATTACGTGAATTATATAAAAAAGCATATAGCACCAATAATTATAATACATATCTAACAACCAATGGAAGTGTGAAATGGGGCTACGATTTTCGTAAATTGCGAGATGAACGCGTATTATCAGGCGTCACAGTGAAACCCATGAAAGAGATGGAATATGCACAAGACCCATATTATGTGTCGTTGATTGACAGCAAAACATACACATTTAAAGACGGTAAATATCAAAGATGCAATGCAGACGGTTCTGATTGTAAAACATTTGAAAATACAAAAGTTGATTGCTACGGAACGGATATTACAGGAAATGATAAAAAAGGAAAACCAAAATGTGACAGTTTTACGTCATTTATGGAAGATATTGACATTGACCCTACCATTCCATTTGATTTTACAGACTATATCGAAATAGTTAAACTAAACATTGACAAATTAGATCCGCGAATTGCTCACCGTATTTTAGAAAGATTTCATTTTCAACAAGTTTCATATGAAAACAAAAACGAGACAGGATTTGAATCAGTGAATGCATGGAAAAACGCAGGCTTTAGGGGAGCTAGACATGCAGAACAAATAAAAGGCAATACGCATCTCCTCGAATATTTACGCGTAATTTCAAATTATGCAAATATTCACAAAAAATCAATTAAAGCTTATAATGATATACATTACGGTTCAGAACCAAGCAGATCAGAACCAAGCAGATCAAAACCGGACAGTTCAGATTCAAGCAGTTCAAAGCTACTTCTGACGATTAAACCTCGTGTTGCACCAACATATACAAGTGCTTTAACATTGATTTCAGACAGAAATGTAACAAGTGGTGTTACTGGTGTTGTCATACCTAGGGTGTCGCATTATTATGGTGGCTTTAAAAATGCTGGACCGATTATTGGCACGCATCGTGGCGGTGGCGGCGATGAAAATATTCCTCCATTTATGATAGAATCTCGAGTAAACCCTGTAAATTATTCTGATCGTAATCCCTATAATTTAAAAGAACGCATATCACACATGAAAAGTCCCCATCCGACACAAAATAACGTGAGCATTTTACGATCAATATATGATGATATGATTTCCACATTTAAACAAAAAGGAAATAATTTTGATAGCAATGATAGAAATTATATAGATACATTATTTAAAGAATATGATGATTTGATGAATGAATTTAAACAAAAGTTAAAAATATTGTACGATGCGGAAAAAACAGCTGAAGATATAAAAGAAATAGGTGGAGATGGGAAAACTATGACCAAAAAAGATGATATTATTGAAAGAAAAGTTGCAATTGCAAAAGAACAAGTTAGTATTGTTCATGATAAATTTGGGAAAGCCGAATATGCAATTTCAGGTGAACTTTTACATATACTTAAAGGTGAAATTCTCAAAGGTGCACAACACATAGCTACATAAATAATTATTTATAATTTTATTAATTTAACCTAAATGGGTTAAGTTATAATTTTTAATTTTATTGTATTATATTAAAATGTCAGGAGGAATAATACAATTGGCTGCTCGAGGTGTTGAGGATTTATATTTAACAGAAGACCCACAGATAACTTTTTTTAAGACAATATATAGGAGGCACACAAATTTTGCAATAGAAACAATTCCACAATATTTTTCACATAAGCCAGATTTCGAAAAAAAAACATCGTGTACAATACACCCAGATGGGGATTTAATTAGTGACATGCATTTATCGATTACATTACCAGAAGTGCAACAATTTACAAATAATTCGGGAGTAGATAACATAACACAATTTTCGTGGTCAAAAAATATTGCATTTGTTTTGATAGATAATATAGAAATAGAAATAAATGGACAGGTAATAAATAGAAATTATGGGGAATGGATGTATATTTGGTTTGAATTAACGCAAAAAAAAGACGATGGTAATAAAAAAATGTATGGAATGGTACCAGAACTGCACGAACCATCAAATGGTAAAAAATCGTACACAATATATGTTCCACTGCAGTTCTGGTTTTGTAAAAATACGGGAATGGCTTTACCTATGGTAAGTTTACAATATAGTGACGTAAAAGTAAATTTACAAATGGCTGACTTAAAAAAATGTTATAATATTACGCCGACACATTACATAACATTAGATACTGATATCGTAACATTCACAAAAAATGAATACATCGAACAAACCGTAAATAATGTGACAGCTAGTGGAAAATTTATACATCACGATATTATAAATAAAAGATTATATTACACATTAATATCGTCAAATAATTTTATTTCAACTGAAATTTTAAATATATCAACATTATCAAATTTAGAAATTAATACAGAACTATATTCTCAAAACAATGAACAGTATTATATATATGGATTATCTTCGAAATCATTTTGTATGCCATACGCGAATGTTAAACCAAAAGTACATTCATACTTAAAAACACCCATTAAACGATTAAAAATAAATAATTGTCACCTATTAATAGATTATATTTATTTGGATGAAGAAGAAAGGTCAAAATTTGCCAAAGCAAAACATGAATATATTTTAGATCAAGTGTCATACAATGGACAAGAAATAATAACTAACACAAACATGACAATAAATATGGCAATGAGTCATCCAACCAAATTATTAGTTTGGGTCGTTCAATACGAATATCTTTATAAAAATAATGATTTTTTTAATTACACTGACAGCTATAAATATGATGCCCAAAATGAATTACCAATAGGAAATTCATTAGTGAATGACGAAACTATATTATTATGTGGACGTCAGCGCATTAGCTTGCGAAATTATAATTATTTTGATTGGGTGCAAAATTATGAACATTTTAATTATTATCGTTACGAAGGGATAAATACATATAGTTTTAGTTTATATCCACTTTTGTCACAAACATCAGGTACATGTAATATGAGTCAATTAAGTTCCTCATCATTACAATTAAATGTAAATCATAAAATACAAACATCAAATCCTGCATACTGCAGATCATATTATGTGTCAACAAAAGTTCTTCGCATAAGCAATGGATTATCTGGATTGGTTTTTTAATAAAAATATACATGTCCAAATATTTTTATGGTGATCACAAAAATATTTTTCCTGCCAATCCACTCATGATTCTCAAATGATTTTTTTTAATTGCATACACACCCCATCTAAATTGTTTTTTAGAGTTCATCATGCTTGACTGAAATGCATCGTTCAATGTTGCTTCTAAAGAAAATTGATATGCTTTGCTCAAATTTATTGCACCTGATGGTTGAATTGACCAAGTTGGATTTATATTAAAACAATAATCCATAAGTCCGTCAATTCCTGATGCTTTTCGTTTGATAACGGGAACGACAGAATCATAAAAAACATGTTCTTTTGGATTTTCTCGCACTCTGCTATTTAATTTTACGGCAATTGTGTCAAACGGATTAATTTTCACATCTTTAAATGTGGTTATATTTGATAATGAATAACTTGAATCATTATATGTTGCGATTAATTTATTCGTAGACGATACGCCTATTTTATGCATAAAATCCCATGGACGAATTTCTTTGTTATTTAATGAACCATCAATATTATCTGGAGATTGAATAAACCATAAAATTTCAGTGCACATATTATCGAATGAAAATTCATGTTCTATTTTATTTGATATCTCGTCAATGTCGTTTGAATTAAAATACATATCGCCCACATATTGAACAACATTAATAAGTTGATCTATTTTAGATTCGCATAATGATTGTCTTTCTTCTTTATCAATATATATATATTCAGCCATGAGAGATACATTGACAACAGGATTTTTTACGAATACAGATAATTTATCCCAATACGCAATCTTATCAAGTGAATTTAGTTTTAATGTTAACATAACATCTGAATATTGGAGTTTACATAATGGTATAGACATAGCAATATCTTGACAACACCAAAAATTTATAGGAATCATCAATCGGTAACTTTGTTTTTGTTCGTTATTAAATGTGTATAAGGATTCTACATTTCCTATGCATATATTTGTTCCACGTGTATGTTCCACATTATAATTTATATGGTTATATATGTACATAAATTCTCCAGTATGTGAATCAATAATTTCATCATTTATGCTCAGTGATATGGTATCAATTATAAAATATCCCAAATATTTAACCCACGCAAAATTAGGGTCCGAATTATTTATCATTGATAATAATAATGTATCAAGACCTGATGATTCATATGTATTATTTAAATTTAATGTTGGGTTAATTAAATTATATGTTGTTTGCGCAATAGTTAATGCATTATTATAATATGAATATAATGCGTCATATGTTGTCTGCCATGTATTTTTTTTAAACGATAAAACGGATTCATTTGTGTTTTGTGTAATTATATCAATTAAATTTTGTGGAGTTGTACGTGTTGAATTAATATTTAATAAATTTATCACACTTTGACTATTATTTATTTGTTCAACGAGTTCATTGACTTTATTTTCAATAAGAGGCAATATATTTGTTGTATAGACAATGGAAGTTACGATAGTTTTCGCTATATTACTTTCGAATTCATACGTTATGTCATATGTTTTTAATATAGATGCAATTGTTTTATTTGTAACCTTAATATATTTTAATTGCACTGCAGGTATATCAATAAAAAGCATTAATTTATGAACTAAGTCACCATTTTTTTTAATAGTGCATTGTCCTTGTCCACCAAATGGTATTTTTTTATTGAAATTTAATTTTTGATGTGAAATTGAAAAATCAGTGTGTCTTCTGTAAATCCGTTTAAAT